ACTGGGACAGCTTTCTCACCTGTGAGTGCTGCTTTAGATCAATTGAAAAAAAGAAAAAAACTTATGTTTAATTGTACTTTTTCTCTTGAAACTAAAAGGCAAAAAAAAGGTGGCAATGTTTTTTATGTACCAGAAATAGCAGTAAATGCGGATACTAATTTACAATTATCTGATATAGATATGGAAACATTAAAAGTGTTTCAAGAATCTATTGATATTGAAAATGCAGAGGTTGTAGATGCTTATAATAATGCTAAGACTAAAAAAACAAATGGTTCTGATAAGGTAGATGCCCAGATCGTTGAAGATGTGGATGATGAACTCCCAGAACAAGTATTGTCTAAGTAATGAATAATATATTGTTGAAAGTCCAACAGTATTTAGATTCAGTATCTAAAGATCCTGTTAAACTAGATAAGCAGTTAGTGCAGGAGTTTGGTGAGGCGTGTAAAAACGCCTTACTAAAACAATTTGAACAAGAAAGAAGAGATAAATTTGAATTAAGAATGTCTAATGCTGGTAGACCATTATGCCAATTACAAATGGAAGCTAAGGGTATTAAAGGTGAAGGTCAACCATATAATGTAAAAATGAGAAATACTTTTGGTGATTTAATAGAAGCATTAGCATTATTTGTTATGAAATCAGCAGGGGTAAATGTTAAAAATGAACAAAAAAAAGTTGAATATAAATTTAGTAAATATAAAATTGAAGGTAGACAAGATGTGGAAATTGATGAGAAAGTTTGGGATATTAAAAGTGCATCGCCATATTCTTTTGAAAAAAAATTTGGAGAAGCAGGAGGATTTAGTGAAGTTATTCGAGATGATTCCTTTGGCTATGCGTCACAAGGTTTTTTATATGGAGAAAGCCAAAATAAAAAATTTGGTGGTTGGATAGCAATTAATAAATCTACTGGTGAGTGGGCTGTGTGTGAAACACCTGCTTCTGTAGAAGAACATAAAGCAAATGCCTTAAAAACTGCTGAACAAAATGTTAAAGCCATTGATAAAAAGGTAGAGTTTAAAAGATGTTATACTGATATAGCAGAAACATTTAGAACTAAACCTACTGGTAATAAAGTTTTGGGTTTTGTATGTTCATACTGCCCATACAAACTTCCTTGTTGGGGAAGAGATAAGTTGCAGTTGTTACCACAACAGCAATCTAAAGGTAAAAACCCTAAATGGGTTTGGTACACTGAAGTCAAAAATCCTAAGAAGGATGAGACTATGGAGGCTGGTGGAGAATAGTTTGAGGGGTCTGTTCTTCACCAACTCTTATAATGTTATATTTTGTAATATATAAACAAAAAAAAGAAAAGGAATATAAAATGTTTACTAATGTAGTATTTGATAAAGAAAAAGAAGCTGAAGAGTTTGGTAAAAAAAGTATGAAGAGAGGGTATGTACATAAAATTGTAGAGTATAACAAAGAAAATTATAATAAGTATTGGAACTAATGAAAAAAAATAAAACAAATTATATTAATTCTGTTAAGGTAATAGTAAGTCCTTGGCAAAAAGGTTTTCACTGTGGTATTATTATGGATAGTGCATCTAAAATGTCTACAGAAGAATACGAATTATGTTCTACAATAGCTAGAGGCATGATAAAAATGGCAACCTCCGACCCTCATTCAACGTTTCTATGGGGACTTCGTGGATATGCTGAAGACAAAAAGAAAAACAATAAAGATATGTCTATTAGTTCTGTAGCAGAATTTGATGATGAGTCTAATGTTATTGATTTTCTTGAATACTTAAAAATGAAACGAGATAAGGAGTTAAACTAATGGCAACACATTTAGTTATAGGTGACCCTCATTGTACACCTAAAGCAAGCAATGAAAGATTTCTGTGGGCAGGTAGACTTGCAGCAGATTATAAAGTTTCTCACATAATATGTATGGGTGACTTTTGTAGTATGGATTCTTTATCCTCTTATGATAGAGGTAAAAAATCTTTTGAAGGTAGAAGATATCAAAAAGATATGGATCATTCACATGAAGCATTATCTTTATTTAATAAAGGTCTAGGTAAACATAAGGCTAGGAAGATTATGCTACATGGTAATCATGAAGATAGAATAGATAGATTTGTAGATGAAAATCCAGAGTTAGATGGCACAATTAAAATTGATGATCTTAAATTTAAACAATATGGTTGGCAAGAAATACCTTATAAAAAAATTAAAGTAGTAGATGGTGTTCACTATTGTCATCACCTACCATCTGGTATTATGGGTAGTGCAAT